CATTAGCAACTGTAAACTCAAATGTTGGAACATTTGGCAATACAAATACAGTTCCAGTAATAACAGTTAACGGTAAAGGTCTAATAACATCTGTTTCGACAGCATCAATTACACCAACTAGCATTGGTTTAGGAAATGTCACTAATTCTTTACAGGTAATTAATTCTGGCGGGGCTGTTAGTTATTCCTCTGGAACAAACACATTACGAAGTGCCGCTGGGACAAGTGGTAGATTCTACTATTCAACTGATCAAGGAATCATTTCTTTCGATAATGGTCTTGTTTGGAATAATATTTTACCTGCGTATACTGGTGATGTTTCTTCATCACAAGGGGGCACATCATTAACTTTAGCAACCGTAAACTCAAATGTTGGTACATTTAATAACGTAACTGTAAATGCAAAGGGTTTGGTAACAAGTGCAAGTAATGCAAACTACTTAGTTGACCCAGCATCAAATGGTATGGTAATAAGAACTTCATTAAACACAACAACTTCTCGCACATTAACTGGAACAACAAACCAGATAACAGTAACAAATGGCGATGGTGTTGCTGGGAATCCAACCATTTTAATTGCAGATAACCCTGTCATTCCGGGCGTTGACGGAATGACACTACCAATTGGTACTATTGCACAACGAGGAACCCATTCCAATGGTAAAATAAGATTCAATAACGAGTCACTGTTGGAGGAAATATCAGAATCTAACCAATGGCGACCATTTGGTAGAGTAATGCAATTTGTAACTGGCACAATACCACAAACAACCGGAACAACAATTTTACCATACGACGCAACACTACCAACATCAACAGAAGGTTTCCAAATATGGACGAATACAATCACTCCATATTACACAAACTCAACTATTGTGGTTATCTATAGTATTTCGTGTGAATGTTCTTCGGCAACAGCGCATATGACAACTACATTGTTAAATGGCACCACAACTATATCTAGAAGTTCAGTTCGCCAAACAACTGCATTAACGTCTGGTAATATGACAATAACACATGCGTTTTCGGCTGGCACAACATCAGCAATTACATTGTCAGGAAGGGTTGGCCCAAGTGCTGCATCAACTGTTTATGTTAATCGTGGGGATACTGAAACTATGGGCGGATTGACATCATCATATATAATAATGGAGCTTTATTAATGAATTATATAGAAATTATTTCTAAGAATTATCCTGCTATTGGATGTAGTATTGTAGGCGATCCCAACGTATACGAAAATATACGTTGGGACAATGTTAATGATATAATACCAAAAGAAACATTGGACAATCTTAACTTATCAACAATACGTGCCGAGCTATGGGAAAAAATAAAAGAAGTTAGAGATTCCAGAAAGTTTAAAGGGATATATGTTTCAGGAAAATGGTTTCATAACGACCCAGATAGTCGCACACAATGGTTGGGATTAAAAGATAAAGCCCGTGATATATTAAACGCAGGCGGAACAACATCTACAATATTAACAATAAATCACCCAACAATGGGAGTTGTTAATATAAATTGGAGTACAATGGATAATTCATATATTCCAGTTACAGTTCAATTAGCAATGGATGTTGTTAACAAAACGGGTGATATGGATGGTGTTTTATATGGAGTAGCTTTATACCATAAACAACAAATATACACATCATCTACACCTGAAACATATAATTACATGGTTGGTTGGCCCACAATTTATGGGGAATAATAAAGGAATACTTATAAGTATTCCTTATCAATGTCTGGTTCAAAAAAAGACCATTTGATATTAAATTTCTTTTGCATTCTTTCTTCGACAGCATCAATGTTTTTAACAAGATCAATGTCAGAGCCAGCCTTTTTCATATGAACCTTTAAGGCAACCATTATATCTTTACCGTATTGTTGGGTGATCATGTTTATAACATGATCGACTTCTGGTTGTTGTTCAACATATTGAATGATCATTGACTCACGCTCAGACCCAATAGATTCTCCGGTAATCATTGCCTTTACTTCTATCATAACGGTAATTGCAACAATTATCAAAAGAACACCAACAGCAATCGTCCCAATTGCATCAAACATAACATTTCCAGTGACAAGTGTCAACAGCAAAGCTATAAATGCAATACTCAAACCGATTAGAGCGCCAGTATCTTCTGCAACAATAATCAATAATTCAGAATTGCGAGTTTTTTTAAACCACTGCCACAAATCCCATTTATTATTTTCCTGTCTGGCGGCTTTAATGGCACTGTATAAAGCGTATCCTTCAAGTATGACAGATACAATAAGAATACCAACAGATAAACCAATATATTTTATAGGTTCAGGATTTTGTAAAACATGTATTCCGTGATTGATAGACGCCAAACCAGCAACAAAGAACAACAAAAAGGCCACACACATACTATAAAAATAACCAACTTTACCATACCCCATAGGATGATTTTCGTCGGGAGTTTTCTGTGACTGTTTAAGACCAATTAACAAAAGTATTTGGTTAACACAATCTGCCCAAGAGTGTAGGGATTCTGCGAATAAAGAACCACTCTTGGTGATGTATGCACCAAATGTTTTTGTTATTGCGATAACAGTATTTGCGACCAAGGCAGTATAGATTGCCTTCTTTGACGTATGCGACATAGGTTTATATCAGGTTGTTTAAGATGTGACACATTATACACATTGGGAATATTTTGTCAACACATTTAACACACCGCACACAAATATTCATAAATTAGACATCTAACAATTAAATAATAGTTATTAACGTTTTAAAATTTTTGAGGTCTAAAATGTCATTACAAATTATGTTTACAAACAGTCGCAAGCCGTTTGCGCCGATGATAAGATTTTTCACATGGTCTTCATTTTCGCACATGGTTATCTTAATTGATGATGGTAAAAATGTTTTACATTCTGACTTTCATGGTGTTAGAATAGAACCAATAGAAGACCTTCAAAAAAGATCAAAAAACTGGATGATCGTTGAATACAAATGTGATTATCCTGAAAAAGTCATAGAAGCGTGTAAAACCCAAATAGGGAAACCTTATGATTTTGGTGGAATAGTTGGCATATTTATTCGTGACGTAGACTTACAAGACGATAGTAAATGGTGGTGCTCTGAATTACCCGCATATGGTTTTATGCAAGCAGGGATACCAATGTTTCAGGAAAATTATTTACATCGTATAACCCCCCAAAATTGGCTAATGCTACCTCATACAGTCTTGAAAAAAAGCGATTAATCGCTTTTTCAAGGTCATAGTTATACAATAACCCATATTTTTCCTTTATTAAATAACAAAAAACAGGTGAACTATGGGAATATTTAACTCACATTTTGATAACCAGATGCTAACAAAATACTCGGTGGCTTTTGGTACATTATTCAAAGATATGACATTGGTAAGAAAAAAAGCGGACAACACAGAGTTTGAACGTTATGTAATTCCTTTATCATATTCTATCAAAGAAAAGTTTATTCAACGAATAAAATCAGACCCAACCCTCACTAGAAAGGAAAATGTTACTTTGCCAAGAATGGCATTTGAGTTGACTGGTATCCAATATGACCCAACTAGGAATTTGAATAATAAAAAACTGATGGCAGCGTTTAATGCGAATAATCCTAATAATAAATTTGCATATTATTCTCCTGCGCCATACAACATTATGTTTAACCTTTATATTTGTACAAAAACAACTACAGAAGCGTTACAAATAATAGAACAAATATTACCAGCATTTAGGCCAGATTATAACATTGCAATAAAACCACATGATGACACGATGACATCAAATACACTTGATGTCCCGATATCACTTTTGAATGAAACATATCAGGACAATTATGACGGCGATATTGAAGAAGAAAGACAAATAATATGGACATTAACCTTTTTGGTAAAGGGATATATATTTGGGCCAATAAAAACAAATCCAATTATCAAACAAGTTGAGTTCAAAATTGACGAATACTCACAGATAAATGAAACAACACCAACAGATTTGGTCACAGCAACCTTTACGGTAGTTGTTGAAGGAAAAACATTAGAAGAAATATATGAAACTGATAATTGGTCTATAGAGGAAATATTCTCATGAATAACATAAACGAAGATGATAACGATTTGCCATTTGAAATGGACAATGATGAAAATGTTTCTGACTATGACTTTTCGGAAGAAGAGTCTGTTGATGTTAGTGCTTTCATAATTGAAGAAATACAGGAAAGTAGAAGCCAATTAGCAGAACTAATCAGAAATCATAAATCGGAACCAGAAAATACTATTGAAGTTGTTGGTGAAACGCTGCCTGAAAATAAACAATTAAAACAAACGGTAAATCACCCAATAGCCGCTGTGGAACCTAAAAAAGAAGCAAATATAAATGATGATTTTGAATATGTTAGAAATAACATGATTCAATTAACAAAGGATGGTCTTACCATAATTGAAGATTTAATGGATTTTGCTCGTTCTGCACAACACCCACAACTTTATCGTGAACTAACAACATCATTAAAAGAAGTTGCCGTCATCAATAAAAGTATATTAGAATTGCATAAAATTAAAAATGATCTTGAGAATAATAGTAAATCAGATCAACCAGCAGTACAAAATACACAAAATAATTTCTTTGGGACAACAGAGGAATTATTAGAGATGATGCAAAAGCAAAGAAATGTAAAAATTGTTACTCCTGACGGTGATAATAAAAATGAGTAAGTTTTATCAAGGGAAATACCAATGCGTCAATTATGTAAAATACAAAGGAAACCCAAAGGAAATATATTATCGTTCTAAATGGGAATTGCTTGTGTTTAGATGGTGTGATTTAAACCCAGACATTATTGAATGGAGTTCAGAAGAACACATAATACCTTATATTTGCAGCACTGATAATAAACAACATCGTTATTTTGTTGATTTATACATAAAATATAAATCCGGAAAGAAAATATTAGTTGAAATAAAACCAGAAAGTCAATCACAAGAACCAAAAATTACAAAGCGCAAAAAACAAAAAACATATTTGACCGAAGCTTTTACATGGGAAAAAAATAAATCAAAATGGAAGGCTGCTGGTTTGTATTGTGCCGAAAGAGGAATGTCATTCCAAGTATGGGGTGAAACAGCGTTGGCTAGTATAGGAATAAATGTAACGCCAGATAGGAGATTCAAATGAAAAACACATTTAATGGCAAGCATTATAACAATCCAGTTCAGCGTTTAAAAGACACCGCTAAAATGGAAGGATCATATATGGAAAAACTTTTAGCTGACTCAAAACATGGAAGGCAAGTTACCATTTATGATATTATAAAAGCAAAAAGACTTGATAACCATCAGGATAATATAAAGCCAAGGGTAGGAGACATGGTGGTGTTTCAATATGATGCATTAGAAGACAGAAATTTGCCATATTGGGATAAGTTTCCTTTAATTTTTATTGTTGAAGTTAAGCAAGGACACTTTCATGGTATAAACTTACATTACCTCCCGCCGATATGGAGAATAAAACTTCTTGCTGGTCTTAAAACGTTGAATAATAATAATAACTATGACGAAAATACTCGCTTGCGTATATCGTATCAGATGTTAAAAAGAACAACACTACTAAAAGCATTCAAACCATGTTTCAAAGAATATTCTTTTAAAGGTTTACGTTCAAAATTTATAAAAATACATTCAAGTGAGTGGGATATTGCGTCTGTATTACCTATTGCTAAGTTTAAGAAAACAACACCACAAAAAGTTTGGAACGAATCACTGAGAGAAATCCGAAAGGACAAAAGAAAAGAAAATGACGAAAACAACCAAAACAATATTAACACACCATAATGGAGATTTAAATGGCATTTAATACACAAGTTTTTAGAAAAACTTTAGATAAAAATTATGTCCAGCCTAATCATTATGAAATAGAGTTTGTTGGTGCGCCCCCAGCTATCTTAAAAGATAAAAGTGTTGCGGCGGCTTTTAATAATGTCAAAATGAAATGTTTTTCAACACAATTACCCGGTATGGTTTTGGATGTAATAGAAAGACGTTATAACGGGCCATATCGTTTAATTCCTGTTGGATTTACATTTCAACAAATGCCAATAATGTTATATGAAGATAGTTCGTATAGTGTTAGAAAATTATTCGACACTTGGATGTATAGCATAGCAGAAGATAGGGATTTATTTGTAAAATATTACGACGATATAATAGCACAACAAATGAACATATACTTATACAAAAAAGGAGCGTCCGGCACAAAAGAATTAATACCAGTAAGAACATATATGTTGGAGGAAGTATACCCGTTAAGTGTAAGTCCAGTACAATTAGATTGGTCTGCTAATAATACAATAATGGGTGTTAATATTGAATTACAATATCACCGTTGGAGCGTTATGGATGGTGCACCAGCAACATCTAATAATGACAAACGATCACATACAAGAAACCAATCATCAGGCGAACCATTAAAAATTAATAAAAATGCCCAACAAATAGGGAATAATATAAAAGAAACACCATCGGAAAGAACTACCATTTTAGGTGGTATTCGTGGATAATATAAACATTTATAGTCACCGTATATATTAAAAAGAGGATTTTACATGAAATTGCCCATACCAGATATTCCACTATATTCAACTATATTACCTATTAGTGGTGAAAAAATAAAATACAGACCGTATAAAGTAAAGGAACAAAATATTCTAAAATATGCTGCCCAATCAGGGCAAGAGTCTGATTATGAAGATGCAATAAAACAAATATTGGAAAATTGCGCCAGTGTGGATGTTGAAAAATTACACCCTGCTGATTTTGAGTGGATATTTTTAAAAATACACGCCGCATCAGAAGGGAATATTGTTGAAGTAATTTATAGTGTTAAGGATTGCGATAACCCAAATTGTCCATGTGAGGTTCCCGGCTATTTTGATATTGATGAAATATCATTGAATAAAGATGATATATTAAATTGTCCATTCAAAAGACGTGGTGAAACCTATATCATCGAAATAACAGATAAAATAGGAATGCAATTGAAAAAAACTGCCGTTGCATACGACGATGACTATAAAACATTATATAAATCTTTGGTTTCTATATATGATGGTGATAATCTTTACCCAAAATCTAGTATTACATTTGAAGAGTTTGAAGAATTTATTGATGAGTTACCAAAAACCATTGCCACTGAGATAAAGAAGTTTTTTGTCTACGAAGGGGTTAATATAAAATGCACGGTAGTTGGTGATTGTCTAACATGTAGACGAAGATTCACACAGGAAATAAATGGTCTGAAAGATTTTTTCGTCTAATGCATGGCCAACTAGACGCCATGCATATGTTCGAGTTACACACTAAATTGGTTCATAAAAAAGAAATAACATGGGATGAATTAGAAAACATGCTTCCCTTTGTTAAAGAAGCATATATAAATACTTTATTAAAAACAATAGAAGAAGAAAATCAATCAAAAAAATCATCAATGATAAACACACCACATGATGTTACTGGTGATTGGGTTGAAACTAACGGTGGATAATTATGGCTTTAGAAAAACCGATTGAAAAATTGAAGGAAAATAAGAAGGATAAAAGCACTGAAAAAGTTTTTAGCAAGAAAAACGCTAAGGCCAACTATTACACAAATATGGCAAAAATTACCAACGCACAAAAACCAAAACCAAAACACAAAAAAGAAAATACAGTAGAAAATAATATTGAAAATAATTCAGAGATAGTGTCTGAAAACAAACCTGAGCGTAAAGGAGGGAAAATCGGAAATGCAGTTACAGGTGTGTATCAATCTTTAATAAACACGGGATACCTAGCAAACTTAACTGAATACGATGAAGATTTTGACCAAAATCTTTTTGATCAAGTCGGGAAAAACAAGCCGGGCGATGATCCAAACAAAAATTTAAATCGTGTCATTGGTGACAAAAATGGTGGATCGTCAAAAATTGATATTAAAAGCTTAGAAAAACCATTGAAATCTATTGACGAAACGTCAAAAACATTTGCCGCATCATTTAAAATAATTGAAACCGAATTAAAAGAGCATACAAAATTATTAACTGATATAAAAACAAATTTTGCTAAAATAAAAGATTCTAGCAATGAGGATGGCGGTAAAAAAATTGATAATATGTTATCAATTTTAAAAAATGTATACAAAAATAAAAAGGAAAAATATACACCATATCTTAAAAAAACAATTGACAAAACAAAAACTATATCTAAAGATAAAATAGCTAAGTTTGCCGAAAATGCCAATAAGTTTAAAGGAGTTACTGCTGAAAAATTAGGCGGAATCGGTAGTCAAATAAGAGCTACTACCGGGACAGCTATTAGCATGGCAAAAACAGCAGCTAGTAGCTCACTAAGCGGAGGCTCTGTATTGGGGAATGCTGTTATGGCTGGCGGCAGAAGTCTTATAGCCAGTGCAGCCTTGCCAGTTTTAGGCGTGTCAGCCGCTGGGGCGGCTGGTTATGGCGTTGGCTCATTAGTCCATAATGCAATCGAAGGGACATCCGTTGATAACGCTATAGGGTCAGGGGTTGCCCATGCCCGTGCATTTTTTGGAGATAAAGAAGCACAACAAGCGGTTGAAGATACCGAAAAATATAAAAACTTTGGTGCATTATCAGGACAAATGGAAAGTAATAATAATGTCGGCGGCATTTCATCTGGCAAGGGTGATGCCGGTGGTAAAAGTTATGGTACTTTCCAATTATCTTCAAAACAAGGTTCAGTCGATAAATTTTTAGCATCATCTGGATATAAAGATAAATTTCAGGGTCTAGCCGTTGGTAGTAAAGAGTTTGACGCAAAATGGAAAGAATTATCTAAAAATGATGAAAACTTCGGGAAAGCACAAAACACATATGCAACAAAAGAATACTATGCCCCAACAGAATTAGGTCTTAAAAAAGAAGGAATTGACCTATCATCTAGAGGTAGAGCGGTCAAGGAAGTTATGATGTCTACCGGAGTTCAATACGGGGCATCAAGTAAAGGCTCTGTTGATTTGATAAAAAAAGCACTGGCTGGACGTGATGTATCGAAAATGTCAGACAAAGATGTTATTGATGCGATACAAGACTACAAAGCAAAAACAGTTGACACCAAATTCAAAAGTAGTAGCGACGCCGTTAAAAAAGGTGTTGCCGCAAGAATAGAAAAGGAGAGAGCAATTGCACATGCATTGGCGGACAAAGAAGATAAAGATAAAGGAACAAAAACAGAACCATCAGAATCAGACAAATCTAGTAACGTTAAAGTGACAGAAATACCTGTCGATAGTTATAAAAAACGAAATTCTGATAAAAAGGGCAAAACTAAAATAGAAAGTATTGAAACTAAAGAGTTATCAGATAATGCCACGAATGTTAATGTCAGTGACAAAACATATGATATCAGAAAGGGTGATGTAATGCCACCCAATTATGGTCAAATGTATGAATTGGAGGCACAAAATAATATGTCACCTTTTGATAAAAATTCAGCTAACATGAAACGTTTAGAATATCTTCATAAAAAGAATGATGAATACAATGCAACTAACAATAAAGAGCCTGTTCAAACAAATGTCCAACAATCAACACCCCCAACAACACCATCTAGTGTTCCACCAAAACCAGCAAATACGCAAGATGGTGGTGGTGAAAAAGGCTCTAACCTTGAAGTACGAAAGACTCCAAGCACTATACAAAGAATACTTGACCGTGATTTCCACCTTTCGGTTTAAATAATTAAAAGGAGATAATAATGTCTGTAAGCAATCTGTATAATGATGGAGCTAACCAAAATGTTTCTGAAATAAAAACATATAATATGGTTAATAATGGTTCATCACAAAAAGACAATTTAAAAAATGTTGATACAAATAACGCATCAGAAGTAATTGCAAAAAATAAAGACGAAGAAAACACAAAAGTTATAGATTTTTCAGTTTTTTCATCGGAAGATGTTTCTGCATATGTTGTCTTTAAAAGATTCAAGTATAAACGTGGTCGCCAAGATTCACATAAAGATTATGTTGCAGATAGTAATGCTGGTATATTTGAAAAAATTGTAGGAACTGTCGGTAATGCGATATCCTCAAACAGAACATGGGACTCAACTGATTATAAAGGGGCAATAGTTTTACCGCTTCAATCTCCTGTTTTACTAGAACACAGTGTCAATTGGGACAGTTTTGATAGTCTATTAACTGGAATGGGAGGCCCATTAGCAGAAATGGGAGCAAAGGTCATTGGGGGGGCATTATTGAAGGCCGCTGCCGCCAATACTGTTGGTAATATAACAAACCCAAAAGGGATGGCACAAAATGTTGCTGGAAGTGCATTGTCTAGTGCTGGTATTGGTCAATATGCGGCAAATGTAGGGGCAAACCAATTAGGAATTATATTCAATCCAGATTCTGAATTAGTTTTGCAGGGCATATCTTTGCGCAGACACTCTTTTGAGTTTGTTATAACACCAAGGAATAAAAAAGAACAACAAATGATAAAGGAGGCTATAAAATTATTTAAAATGGGTATGCTTCCAAGTAAAACTGGCGCACAAGTAAATGGTTCATCAACTAATCTTTCATACCCTGATGAATGGGTTATACATTTTATTGATGGTAGAAATGGAAAAGTTGGGCAACCGCTTGAAATACCACACATACCTGATTGCGCATTAACCAATGTTGCCGTAATGTATAACCCGCAGGGGCATCGTTTCCATATTGACGGTTCTCCTGTGCAATATCGTATATCGTTAATGTTTGAAGAACACACTACACTTACTGCCGATGACGTTGAATCTGGTAATTATTGACATTCATTGAAAAATGCTTTAATATTGAGGGATAGGAGGAAACCATGTCCACAATTTATAAAGCATTTGTCAATTTTCTTTTAACAAAAAACAAAGATTTAATAACACACACCGCAATTAAAAATTGTCATGTGAGTGGTTTGCATTCTTTTATTTTGTGTAAGTCCCCAAAAGTTCGCCTTTTCTTAGCAGATAGAGATTGCGTCTTGCGAAAACCATTCGATTTTAAGAATCCGTACTTGACCATTCATGCACACAAACATAATGACTTATTCATCCCTCTCACTAGAACGAGAATAATTCACCATTTGTATAAAAAAGTAAACTTTACCGACGAAAACTCTTTATATTTCCATTTAAACATGTACAATCGTTTGGATAAAACACATGAAAATAACAATGGTTTAACATGTGGCTCGGATTGGCTTGAATATATCGGGCCAACTACCAAACCATTTCTCAACGCTAAAGAACTACACACAGTAAACATCTTAGGGTATAAGAAATGTGCTTGGTTAGTTGTTGAAATTGGCACAGATGAAACTTTTGAACAACTGTCATACGGCGGCGAAAAAATAACAGATGATTGCTATCAAAAGTTTGACGACCCAATTCAATATATCAGAGATTTTCTTAACCTATAATTACAAAAACTCAACACACTTCCCATCAATATCATGGTATACTTCTTAAAACTTTTGGAGTATACCATGACCATCACCTTACAGCTTCTTTGTACAAAGAATGAAAATAATTGCAATGTCTATATAAATGGGCTTTGTATATTCCATTATAATGTTGCTGAAAAAACAGCAACTCAACAAAAAATTCCCACTGAATTAATCATAAATTGTATTGCTGAAAAAATAAAGAAAAAAGCATTTGATGAATATAAAATTGTTTTATTTGATTATACACTAATCCACAATATCACTAAAACAATCATGATTAAGG